AAAAAGAAATTATCACAAGATCCAAAATTAACATCTAAAGTAACTAAGGAACTTCAGAAGAAATTCCATGGCAAAGATAAACCTCGTTGCAACCCTGCACATCTTATGTTTTGGATAATATGCAAAGTGTAATGTCATTGCAAAAAGAATATCATTTGAATCAGTCTTAGTTCCTATCCATAATATAAAATGTCCAGATATTAAGTATTCTAATATATCTTCTTCATTAAGTACATCATCATTTGTTTTTGCAATTAAGTCTTTTACATCATTCCAAATATCAGTAACTTCATGCTTTTCTATAATTGTATGATCAAGCGTAGATCCTTTCAGACGAATCATAGTAATCGTAGTTGCTAATAGCTTTTCTAGGTCTTTTCTTTGGTTTGTCAAGACCAGCAAACTGCAAAGACTGAGATGCATATCTGGTTGCACTCATGAGGTCATCATGTACCTTTACGATCTTACCATCTTTCCTATGATACATCCTAAGTTCTTCAAACCACAACCTTAAATAATTAAAGACCTTGAATCTACCTGTCTGCATTCTCTGGAGCATATCCATAATCCCCGGTTCAAGTGCAATACCACCTTCAGGATTCTCAAAATGCTTATGAATCATATTCACACCCTGCTTACGGTAAAGTTCTGCAAGAGGCTTCCCTGACCCCTTATCATGCTGTGAACCATCATGAGGCCACACTACAGGAATCCAAGCACCTCTTCCCTTAATTGCGGCTGAATGAACCACAGGAGTTTCTGCAGATTTACGGTAGCAGTCATAAACATAAACTGTATCTGTATCCCTGTCCCATGCTAACCAGACTGCGGCAGTAGGATGATCCCATCCAAAATCCAATCCACATATCCGGGGCCAGTATTGTGGCAACGGAAATGGTTCCACTTCAAGATCATCTTCATTAAGAGGAAATACGAGTCCAGAACCTAGAACTGGTATTCCTTTTGAACGCATATCTCTTTCATGCGGAGGAAGTGCCGCCAATATTTCTTTCTTAACATCATCATTCAAGTGTATTGCATCATCCCATGTTGCATGATAAAGTGCCTGTGACTGTCCGAGTTTAGTCATGAACTGAGTTACAACTTCAGTCATTCCACTTTCAGGAGTAAATGTCATGTAGACAATACCTCCACCTTTAAGTGCGGCTCTTAGTGCCTGAGAGTATATATCCTGCGGAGGTTCCTCATCAAGCCATGTAACATCTACTGCCTTACCCATCCATTGCATCTTACCCTGCTCATAGGACTTGAAGATCAGCTTGGAGTTCCTGCCTGATACATGTTTTACCTTCAAACTCTGGTATGCATTTGGAACACCGGGCATTCTTAGTGGAGTACCGGAAATATACTGTTTTGGAATTGCACCCTTGCCGAATTCCTCCTCATCGCCGGGTTCACCAAGCAACTCTGCCTGTACAATGTCCCTTGTATTTGCAGTTGTATTACCAGCCGCCCATGCAGTTATTGGCCTGTTGAACTTTGCTCCTGTCCACCATTTAGGGTATCGTCCAGTCAGGTGAAATGCCATCTCGGATGCACCACAGAATGTCTTGCCAGTTTTGTTTGCCGCCATTAATAATCTCTGCCTAGCAAGGCGACCTGTCATGTCCTTTGCATCATGGAAACGTTTCTGATAATCATATGGTTCATATTCCAGAAGACGATTAGTTTCATAAATATCTGATATTTGTTCTGCAATATCAATTGCTTTTTCAGTTTTATCTGTCATGTTGAAGGTGGATTATATCTTTTGGAATACATTGCTTTTCGTATTTTAGGAGGAATGAATGTATATCTTAATGATTCTAATACATTAGGTTCCCGGCCTAAGTCTTCTCTTGCTTCCTTTCTTCCCCTAGCTACTCCAAATATACTTGAGAATAAAGTGAATGCACCTAGTCCTCTTGTGAACTTCAATCCTTTACCTGCTGTACTCTTGTAACGAGGTTTATCTTTGCCATGGAATTTCTTCTGAAGTTCCTTAGTTACTTTAGATGTTAATTTTGGATCTTGTGATAATTTCTTTTTCTGCGCTTTTACTGTAAGTTTATCTTCAATAGCCTTGATACCAGCTTTTTTGGTTACAGGTTTATGGTATTTTTGAATTGAAGCAGTTACTTTCTTGATAATTATTATAGGTCGAGCATTTATTGGTGCATCTACCTTGAGTCCCGGTGTATGTGGTGGTTTAGTATAGTATTTTTTCTTTGCTCCCGGTAAATTTAATCCCATTGCTGGATATACTTTGCCTCCTACCATTGGTTCTCTGTACCGTTGGATTTTTGGTGCAGTAGATTGTGCTATATAAGCCCTTATACCAGCTAATGAACGATCTCCTGATGTTCTTAACCTAGAGATTTTCTCACCAATCCTTGCTTTTTGATCTTGTGAAATTTCCTTACGAACTTCTACTTCTGGCTTTTTTCTGTATTTGTCTAATTCTGTACCTTTTTCAATATATTTCTTTTCAGTCCAATGAACTTGTTTAGCACTAATTAATTTTCCTTTTTTATGAGGACCACTTATAACTTTGGTTATTTGTTCCTTTTTCTTACTTGCATCACTAGAAGTAACTCCTAATGTTGTATCAATTTTAAAAACATCTCCAAGTACACCCAAGAGGATTCTTCTGGATGCAGGAGATTTTGTGAATTTTTTCCATGCTTCTGAACCCCATACTCTCTTAATATTTTCCAGTTTCTCAAATTTGAAGGTTTCTTTTCTAATTTCTTTAGTTTCCTGAGACATTACCTCTTCATCAACTTCAGTAAGACGAAGAACTTCTTCATCCTTTCCCGTTCCTTCATCAACTTCAGGTTTTAGTATATCTGTTTTACTTACTTGAGATTTTAATGCCGCCCTAAATTTTGCATCTGTTAAGGCAGATTTCTTTACTTTTGGTTGTTTTTTAGAAACAGTATAAGGATCATCCCATGTTACAACAGACTGTTGCTCTGGATTATCAAAATCTTCGGAACCTACATATTCTTCTGCTCCTAAAGGATAAGGAACATCTTTCTTAAGATTGGATATTCTTTCTAAAGTTGCTTCATCAAGAGAGTAATACTTGGCCTTATCTTCTGCAACCTGTAATCCTGCAAGCATCGACTTAATATCAGCTTCCACCTTAGTAACTTGTCCTTGTCCCTGTCCTATTATTGGCAACTTAGTTACTTTCTTACCTTTTATTGATAGTGTACGTGGTTTATCTAATGCCTGTTTTGTAGAACCTTTGCCAATATCTTCAAGTTCATCAAGATATGCTTCAAATCCTTTCTTAAGACCTAATCCTCCCTGTTTCGGAGCTTTTATAAGTTCTTCAAATCGTTTAAAGTGTTTTTTGGTAGTTTTACCGGGATATACTATCTTTCCACCCCTGCTAAATGATGTTGTTTCAACAGATTCACCGGGAGCATCTATCTTACTGATATTAATAGCTTCTTTCTTCCTTATAGGTATTCCTTTCTTATTTGTCCTGAATAAATGACCTCTACTTACAGTTTGAAGTTTCTTGGGGTCTGTGCTAGGAGGAAGATATTTCGTAAATCCTTCACTTGCCCATTCGCCAATCAACCGATCTGCTTGATTCCAGTCAGCACCACGAAACTGAACTTGAATTGGTCCTTTACCACTCCATCTCTTCCTTTCTTCGGCATATTTCTTGGTCAAGCCTCTTTTAAAAGCCTTTGGATCAGATATTCCTGAAGATGGGCCTTGGAAATATATTGTTCTTGCGTTGCTAGGAGCATTCGTTTGTTTGGGAGAAGCAGATACTCTTGACTTTATTGCTTTACTGAGATTCTTAGGCATATTACGAGTAGGATTTGAAGCGGCCTGCAAACCCTGAGATATTACTTTGCGATTAGTAAATTCCCTGTTGCCAGCTATGTTAATAGTAACTTCTTCTTTACCTAATCCTGAAACTAAGTTGGATACTTGGCTGGGAGTGGGATTCTGAAGGAAGGGTTTATTGTGTTTCTTGGCTAGATTTCTTGTTAATTGCGAACCGGGGGAATTTTCTTTACCTTCAACAGTATAAAGAAGTGTAACATCAGATTTTAATACATTCTGTTCTGTACGAGGCCCATATGGATCTGTTTTCCCAGTTCTTGTTCTATAAGAAGCAGTATCTTCATCCGATACTTCTGTTAAACCATAATCCTTTAAAGAAATATCTACACCTTTACCTCTGGTTGTATAGAATCTCTTTGGTGCAGTACCGCCAGTTTGGAAACCTAGTTTCTTCGCTTCCTCCAATCCTATCTTATCGGCACCAATCTGACCACCAGATATAACTCTGATATTTACTTTCTTAGCCATATAACTAATTCATTGTTGGGCCTGATATGACTTT